GTCCATATCCATGTCCATATCCATGTCGCCACCTTCTGGCTCCATAGCTGACATCATGTCGTCTGCTGGATCACCTTCAACTTCAAACTCATCTAGGTCAAAGTCTTCTTTAACGTCTTCATCGTCTGATGCTTCGTCAACTTCTTCGTCATCTGACTCATCTACTTCTTCGTCATCTGACTCATCTACTTCTTCATCAGTAGCTTCTGTTGTTTCTTCATCATCAGCTTCATCAACTTCTAGATCAGCTTCTAGTAATCCTTCGTAAATATCTCTTGATTTTTCTACAACTATTTCGTGAAATAGCTCTTCTGCGCCTGCTTTATCCTCATTAACGAGTTTTTCAAGCATTTCTTCAAATTTATTGCGATCTGCCATTTTTTTCTCCTATAAATGTTTACCTATGGTAAGGCTGTCAATTGTATTTACTATTTATGAGAAAATGTGCGTAGAAATACGCCAAAAACGGCAGGTTTTGGTAAGATCAGAACAACACAAACTGGTTTTTGAATTCATCTACAGTAATTGTACTGTAGTTTTCAAGTTTATTTAGTTCGTCAGGACAGTAATTATCTGGTGCTATTACACGAATAAATTGAGTTTCTTTGTGTGCTTTTACCACTGAAACTGTTTGTCGTAACCAATTTCCGAAGAACGTTGCACCGTCTTGAGACTTTTTATAGTTAGGTGTATCTGCATATATGTTATTAAATTTTTGTCCGTCATTTAATCCTCTATAATCAAAACCTAATATATAAATCTTTTTATGATTGTGTTGTGCAGATAACCATAGAGCTGTTGGACCGCTTGACCAACCTTTGCTAGGTTGGAAATAATTAAGATGCTGAATGCCTCTATAACTATTATTAGGATTAGTCCAAACTTGATTTTTGTTCTGAAAACCTGTTTTGTTAATTTCCAAAACCATTTTAACATCAACTGCAATTAAATAATCTGGTCTAAAAGTTCTATAAAGAGCATTGCACCCGTATATTGGACCATACTTTTTTAATTCTTGGGGCTCTATAGTTTCGCGGCTTTTACCATTACCTAACACAAAGGCATAATTTTGATTATGCCTAAACCTGTCAATGTCTATGGGTTCTTCTTCAACAAGCTCAATTGGTTTGTGTCTTGTCGCAAACACTTCTTTCTTTTGTTTGCCAAGTTTTTCCAGTCGTCTAATTTCCATTAAACGAGAGGCTTCTTCTTTTGAATATTGGGTCTTATCTAATTTGGGCATTACACACCGGCAGCGGCCGCTTGCGCCGCTATTCCATACATCTGTCTAACAAAGTCTAATTCTTCGTTCTTTTCATTTGTATGTAGCTCGCTTGCTTTCCTTGCACGGTTAATTTGGCGTAATGTTAGTCTTGTTTTCCTTGTGTCATCAAGGTTCATAATAGAATCATCATACTGAGGCTCGTAGCGATTGTCTTCTACCGGCTCTAGTGTTTCTTTGTCGTAATAAAATAATTCTCTTAGTATCATGTAAGTATTTATATCGTTTGGTCTGTTGTTGCCGCCGGGGCTCCTGCGGTTGCGTCTCCACCTGTGACTGTATCTGGAGGTGTTGCTTCTGATCCTGTTTCGGGTGTAGTACCATCTGCGGCTATTTCTTCTGCACCTTCAATGTCAGCACTAATACCTGCTGAACTAATACCTGCGCCTCTCATTTCTGCACTTGCATCAGTTGGTGGCGTGTTAAGATTTTCATCATTTTCTTCACGCCATAGTCTTTCATTTTCTGCAATTTCTTCTGCGCTCATGCCTAAGAAACGTTTCATTGCAAATCTGTTAGACACATAAGGTATAGCACTCATTTGTGTAAATGTTGGTACACGAGCATTGTCTAGTTCTGATTGTCTGTATGCCGCAAAGTTTTGCGGTGGTTCAAATTCTAAATCAAACATTGCAACGTCTATATTGACGCCTTTTTCCATTAGATAACGTTTGAATTCTTGGTTAAATTCTTCAACAATTAAACCTTGTAGACGTTCGCAATATTTGTTAAAACGTAATTCTTGAATAAATGCAGTGCCTACTCTGCCGTCATTGTATGATGATGTTGCATCATCAGCACCCGTAGGCAGATAGCTGGAAGGTATTCGTAAGCCGCGTACGAGCTTATTAGTAAAGTATCTAAGATCATCAATCTCTCCTAGGTTAGTTCCACCTGGTAGAGTTTCAACTTTTGATCCTCTGCCTTCTGCGGTTTGTGGAAAGAAGTAGTCTTCGTTAATTGACAGTGGATTGTAAGAACTGTCTATGACATTTGTACCTCCACCAGTCGCCGATGGGATACGTCTTTGGTGTATTTCCGTTTTAACACGCTCCACAAACTGCATTGCAAGGTGTGAAGGCATGTTGCCCACATCAACGTAGAATACTCTGCGCTCTGGCGCACGTTGGACACGATAGATAATAATCGCATCTTCTAATAGTTCTTTTTGTTTGAATACTTTAAAAATAGTTTCTAGTAATGAATTACCAAAAGGATAGTTGTTGTCAAGTCCTTCTGACAATGAAAGATGTAAAACATGTTGTGCATCAATTGCCATTTCGCCGTCTTCAATTGAAAATCTTGATCCTGGAGGTACATTAACACCGCCTACCATTCCTCTAGCACCACCTGTTTGATATGTAGCACCTGGAGAACTTGCTGTTGGTGAACCTGTTGTTCCTTGTGTAATATGCGGTGTTGTAGCAACTAGGTCTTTGAAATTTAAATTTACGTCTTTGATTATATATTGTTCAGGCTTTTTGCCTTCTGACTCATTAACAATAATTCTTGTTAGTTTTGCAGGATCAACATGAAAAAGTTTTTTTGTTTCTGGATCTCTTAAAAATATTGCATCTCCGTATTTAAAAACATTGCGAAATGTTCTAAACATACGTGTATCAAAGTTGTTGATCTTACACCATTGTCTTAGATATTGTGAAAGTATTTGTACTTCTGTGTTGGTTGCGGCTTTGTGGTAATGGAAACTAAAGTTAGTTCCGTTTTCTTCGTTCTTTTGTGTGCAAAATTCTGCAAGGATATCAAGTGCGGCATTTACTTCACTGTCATTATCCATGGTGTTGTATTGACCGTAGCGTTCAACACGATTAGGTGAACCTACATATACATCTGGCAGATAAGAAGAATAGTTTGATCTTGCTGGTCCTGGACGTCCGTTTGAGCCTGCTCCGCTGATAGGCCCGTAGCTACCTGCTACGTTATCACCTGTTGGTACAGGTGTAAAATACTTCTTCCAACTCATTATACTCTACCTATCCCGCCCATTAAGTTGCCACTATGCTTAAAGGCTTTAATTTGTTTTTGTCCAATTTGTGTCTGCATATTATTTATTCCAACTAATTGTAGCATGGTTTGGTTCAGAATGTCAAGTTTTTCTTCTACCGATCCTCCTTGCATTTGAGCTGATGCTTGTCTAACTTCTTCAGTAATTGGTACTCCTGTGGTTTGCATTTGTTTTGCAAAATTTTGCATTGTGCTTGACATTTCTTTACCGATATCAGGCATTTTGTTAAGCATGTTTTTCATATTAGGTATGATTGCACCATCCATATTAGGCATAAATGTTTCTGGTCCTTGTTCACCTACTAAGTATGGCTTGAACGCTTTGACTGGCCCTCCTAAAAATCTATTTTGTTGTTCATTTAATAATGCATCAATATTTGCTTGAGGATCAACACTTTGCGATTGATTTTGACTTACAGTATTTTGTTCGTTTTTCTTTATAGGTGTAAACAAAGGTGTAAATTGTTGTACAGGACCTTGATTGTTTTGATTAGCTTGATCTCTATCTCCAATATTTCCAATAACATCTTCAGCAACGTTTCCAATTTTTGTAGTGATATCACCAAGGCTATTTACAGCTTTATTAAAACCGGTGCTGAATTCTTTGCTTCCTGCCATGATATCTGCAACAGTTTGATTCAACCCTGATCCAATATTTGCTAGGGTTATAGTGGTTTGATTGAGTGCGTTGTTTAATTCTTGTCCTGGAGTGCCACCGCCTGGTTGCATTGATTTTAGATTTTGTTTTGCTTCTTCACGCAATAGTTTTGTTGCTTCTTCTCTGCTAACACCTTCTTCTTGCATCTTGCGTTCAACTGCTTCTAAAGTTGGCGTAAAGTTCTGCAACATATCTGCCATCATAGCACCATATTCATTAATCTGTCCTGTTGTTGCTACTTGTAGTTTTGTTGCACTTCCTGTTTCTTTCGCATATGTGGCTATGGCTTTTGCTTCTAGTTCTCTTAAACGTCTTGTCTTTTCTTCTGTGGTTAGATTGGATTCTCTAACTGCTTGCATACTGCGAATCACATCTGCTGTCTGTGGAGCCATTGACGCAAAACCTTTGGTCATTTTACTCATCGGCACACCAGTTTGATTCAAGTCAGCTGAAAATGCTTGGGCGGCAGGTCCTAGAGCCGCAAGTCCAATTTGCATTTGGCTAAACGTCTGCGTAGCATCTTTGATTCCTCTAGCTTCTAAAAGCCTATTTGCCGCAAGATTTTTACCGTCTCTGGCGGCATCAATCATTCTATCTTTTTCTGCTTTTGCGTTTTTACCAGATATATCTGCCATCATCGCAAGGTTTTCAGCCATTGATAATGTAGCTTGAGTAACTTCTTTGTCGCTCATGCCACTAATCCTTTGCTGACGTGCAAGCAAAGTTGAATTATCCATTAGCAGTTCATTTGCTTCTTCTAGTGAGTATCCAAGGTTCATCATACCTAGTGCTACATCACCTTCAAACATTGTACGTGACAGCTCTGCAAATCTCATAGCGCCTTTGTTTACGCTTGTTCCTAATGATAAAAGTCTATCACTGTTATTGGCAACTATGCTACCAAATTGATCTAAACTCATTCTTGTCTGTGCCGCACCAGCTCTTAAAGCACCTAAATCACCGTAGAAGCCAGCACCTACTTTACTCATTTGCTTAAACACACTTTGGGTATCTTCTATAAATCCAACAACACCGCTAGCCGCGTTTCCTATACCTTTTAGTCCAGGAATTGTGCCTAAGAAACCTGCTGTTACTTGCGAAGCGGCAACTCCGTTGCTTTTAAACATTTCGGCAGCAAGATCTCCTGCATCTGATAGTTTTTTCAAACTACGAGTAGAAGTAATACTAGTGTCAGCGCCTTGCCCTCTTTGTTCATTTGTTCCGACAAGTTTTGCCTGTTTTAAAGCCGCAACAATTGAATTGGTCAATTCTTGTTGGCTTATCTGAACTACCTCATCATTAGGCATATATTTTTCTCCAAATAATTAACTACGTACTTTTTGTTGCATAAATACTATAAACTATTTATCGGAAAAATTATATGAGCAGTTTTCTTCAAAATTATCAAAGACAACCTAAACTTTTTATAGACCTACCAAGTAAAGGTAATTTCTACGACGAAACTGTCATAGAAGGCGGTCAGTACATGCAAGTTCCTGTGTTTGGAATGAACGCAATGGATGAAATCATGTTCAAAACACCTGATGCGTTGTTCAGTGGTGAAGCAACTGTACAAGTTATAAAAAGTTGTATACCTACTATATTAGATCCATGGAAGTTAGTAGGATTTGATATAGATTACATACTAATTTCTATACGTATTGCAACATATGGAGACGACATGCCTGTGACTACGAAATGTCCAAAATGCACAGCCGAAAACGAAAGTGTACTTAGCATGACCAAGATGTTAGGCGGATATACAGATTATGAAACTGAAAACAGTTTTACTATAGACGAATTAACATTTCATTTAAAGCCGTTGACGTATAAACAAATGAGCGACTTTGCACAAGAAAGTTATCAGTATGAAAGAACACTTTATCAAATTTCTCAAAACAACGATCTAGCTGATGAACTAAAACAACAGCATACCAAAGACATTTACAACAAAACCAGCGATTTAAATTTACGAACAGCAATTACCTATATCAAATCAGTTACAAACAGCACAGAATCAGAAACTGATTTAGAATCTATAACTGAATTTGTTGTAAACAATGATTCAAAATTTTATAATGCGTTGAAAGAAAAAATATTTGAACTTGCTAATCAATGGAAAGTACCTCCAGTAGATGTCCAATGCGGAGGCGAAGAGTGCAATGAACAATACAGCACAACTGTGGATTTGGATTACGCGAGTTTTTTCGGTCTAAAATTCTTACACTCGAGGAATCTGATCTCTTAGAACTTTCTAATGAATTTGAAAATGATATCAAACGTATCAAAGATGATAGGTATCGCTTGGGTTGGTATATGCGAGGAAGTTTTAGTTATCACGATTTGATGTATAAAATTACATCAGAAGATCTAGAAATACTGAATAAAATTATCAAAGACAATATTGAAACTGTCGAAAAAACAAGATTACCTTTGCTTTAGGTAACACTTGCCATTATTTTCTTTGCTTCTTCTTTACCTTGTTTGAAGTTTTTAACTAGTTTAGGATATTTCTTATACAAAGCCTGCACTGCTTGTTTTTGCGAATCAATTTTTTCCTGTTCATTCATTGATTCACTAGGATCATCTTGAACTGAACGATACAATTTAGGTCCTAGCTCTGGATCTACATTACCTAATGTTACAGCACCCACAGCCGTATCAACTCCTAGTCCAACAGCTCCAGCTCCTAATGCCACCATAGTCTGCATTGAATTCATTGTATTACCCCAATCCATCAATTTTGCAGGTGTTAAGTAAGGCATTAACCATCTTTCTAGCATATCTTGAGCACCAACATAATCAAGAAGTCTTGTCATTAATGCTTGTCCACCCCAAATCAATGCGCCGCCTACTATAATTGCAACCATCCAACCTATAAGACCGGAAGTAACACCTATGACCAGCATTAATTTTGTAAACACAGATTGAAGTAGGGTTCTAACAGCTATTTGTGTTGCAGTTCCTGCGGCGGCTCCTTTCGCTGAACCAAATCCTCCTGCTAGAGCAACTGCAATAGATCCTATAATTATTTTTGCTATTTCTTCTATAGCATCTAACTGTGCTTTGATAACTGCTCTATTTTTACTAGCTAGAATATCGTCTAGGCGTTTTTGACGTTCTTCCTTTGTTTTTCCTTTTGCAACTTCTTCTTCCCAGATACGAGCATATGAATCTAACGCATTGTCAATTGCTGCCATGTTAACTATTAGAACTAGTTGCTCTGCGGCTTTTCGTCCTAAAAATTTAAAAATTTTCAGTTTGAAATTTTTAGATGTTTCTAAATCTAGTGCGGCTTTAGGACCTTTTGCGATTGATTTTAATTTTTTTGGTGCTTTGTCAACCATTAGGGCTTTCAATTCAGTAGCTGTTTCAATTGCCGCTCTTGTGTAAGTTTTACCATTGCGTCTTATTTTACCAGTCTTAGCAAGCCTTGTACGTTCACGTTCACTTAGTTCGTCCATCGATGGTGTATCAGCTCTAACTGCTTTTATATCTTTGTTTAATGGTTTTTTGGCACCTTTAGGATTAGGATCTTTTTTTGCTGGTGTATCAACAATCCTAGGTTCTTTTTTGTCAACTGTAGATTTTTTCTGTACAGGTGGCTTTTTCTTCTGCACTGGATCTTTTTTTACAGGAGGCTTTTGCTTGTTAGCAAGCTCTGCACGTTTCTTATCTCTAAATTCTTCAGCATCACCTGCATTATCAAAAGTCTGAAGAGTTCCTTTTGAATCTAAGTCAACTACCTTAAACTTTCCGTCTTTGGTTTTCTGAATATCCAATGTTTCTGTGATCTGATAAATCTTCATGAGATGTCCTTATTAATTTTGTTGTATGTATTTATGTAATTCGCTACGCGAATTAAGTTTTCGCTTGCGCTCAAACTATAACACTTCGTTTGATAGAAAGTAGTAGATATGAATTAAAGCAATGTTACGAAGTAACATTGTAATTGCTTCATGTAGATTGTTTCAGTCAGACGGAACCTGTTTACGGTCCCATCTAATCTTGAACTTCATGTGAGTTCGTCACAGCCAAGACTTGGAAGTAGGTGTTTTCTGCTGTACAATGGGCTCTGACCTTTCCCAACCTACGTCGACATCGCTTGCGCTACCCGTTGCTTCGTTCCTGTGCATACGGTTTTTATGTACTTTGCAGTGTTTCAATTGGCAACATTCAATCTCCGTCAATCCTGCCGCCCTACTACCGGACGCGGCTCAACGTGTACGAGTGCTCCTATACGGATGCTCTTTCTCAGCGGTATTACAAACTGGCCCGCTAACCTTATGTGTTGCTTAATTTGCCTAAGTGTTCTTTAAGAACTTTGGAACCGCCGACCCTTACATTAATAATCCCGTTATAATACTCATCTGTCTCTAGCACTCTACGGTCAAACTGTTCCTTTGCCTCTAGATAACTCATAATGCCTCTGGTTGGACACATATATAATATTTCTCTAGTAAAGTTTTTTGGGCCTAATTCTTCAACGTCCTGAAGTAAATGCTCTGAAGATCCCCAATAGTCTCTCCAGTCACTTTCCTTAGTTCCACGTCTTTTATTTTTTTTGCCTTTGAGGGGTGGCTTTGTAGTTTTGAACTTAGCTAATTTTTTGCCTACGTACTTTTTATTATTTGTTAGATTGGTAATAAGATAAACAAATCCTTCTACACCGTCAGGAATCTCAGTTATTTCTTTACCTTCGTACGTCCATTGCATGAACATACTTACCGTAGCCTATTTTTTATTTGCCTCGATCTTGGTTTGAAACTTATCATGTATTTCTTCTGCACGTAATTTACAAAGTTTTCTTATTTCACGCAACCATCTTCTGCTTGCACGGTGTGTTCTGTAACTTACACGCTGTTCAAAGTTTTCGTTTGCTTTGAAATATTCTAAATAAGCCTTTACAAGTTCGTCATGTACATCATCTTCAATCATAATACATTGCCTTGAGTGTTATAGGATTAGAACCAGTAGCATGTGCCGCTAGTTTTGTATGGCAATCTCCGCCTAATCCTTTTAGTAATGCTCTTTCTATCTTTGCCTGTGCATATGTTTTCTTGTCGTTTGCCTTTTTTACTATGTCAATTGTTTGTTCATCATTACATCTTGTTTGTAATGCTATAATACCTTGTCCTACAGCCGGAATAATAGGTATCTTGATAGTTGTTCTAGTAATACCCAGTGCTTTTAGTCCAGCTTCAGCTAGTACTATAGCATCGTATTCTCCGTTGTCAAGTTTTTTTATTCTTGTATCTATATTTCCTCTTATAGGTTTTATTTTGATATCTAAATTTTTATACAAGTCTGTTAATTGTGCAGTGCGTCGAGGACTGCTAGTACCAATTGTACAACCATAACCTACTTTTCCAAGTATGACATCGTGAGGACTATTACGTTTAAGCATTGCTGTGATTTGTGTGCCAGATGTTTCCAAGCCCGGCATATCTTTAAGACTATGTACAGCAACATCAATATTACCATCCAACAGTTCTTTTTCTATTGCACTACAAAACACACCTTTACCGCCCATTTCATATATAGGAGTTTCGGTATCTATATCACCTTGTGTTTGTATTTCCACAATTTCTGTTTCACAAGACAAAGTGTCACATGCTTGTTTTGTATACGCAAGTGCTAGTTTACTTCCTCTTGTACCAATTCTTAGTTTCATTCTACTATGTCAATGTCATTTTCATATGATGTAAAGCCATTTTCTTTGATGACTCGCATCACATAGTTGACCCTTCCTACTAGTTCGTCTTTGTGTGAGATAAGATACACATTTTTATCTCCTTCTCTACCCATTTTCTTAAGAACACCTAGTGAATTTTCTACACCAGCTGTGTCCATACCGCTATCGATGAGCTCATCGATAAACAATAGATTAATTTTTTGATATAGACTTTCCCAAACGTCACGGAATGCAAAGCTCATACCAAGTATTAGTCTATTACGTTCTCCTCTTGACAAGTTATCAAAGTCTAAGTCTTGCCCTAGCTGTGTAATTTCAACAGCAAGATCGTTTTGGAATACAACACTGTGCGGTAATCCAAGTTTATCAAGATAATATGTTAGTCTGTTGTTTAGATATGCAAGATTCTGATCAATAATCTTCTTACGTATAAAACTATCTTTGTTTGTTAGTAGTTTAAACAAGAAATCTTGATGTTCTTTGAATGTTGTTAGGTCGTTTACCGGCGTCCAGTCAATTTCCTGCATTGCTGTTGCGTTTAATTCATCAATCTGCGATTGATATGGATCTACTTCGTCCTGTTTTGCCTTTAGAGATTGTTTTAGGCTGTCAACATTTTGTCTATGCTGATATGCTTCTTTAGCAGTTTCATAAAATGTAGTAGGACGCCCGTTAATATCACCAATTTCCTGTAAGTCATGGAAGATACCTTGTAGTTTATCACTAATTTCATCTAAGTATGACTGTGCATCTTCTAATTCTTTTTGTTTTCGCTCTACAATCTCAGCTTTTTTGTCTTCGTGTAATGCTTGTCCGCATGTATAACAAACAGCATCTTCCAATTCTGAGATGTCTTTTGTGACTTTTAACAAAGACTTATTAGCACGTTGTAGTGCAGGCTCGAGAGTGCTTTGTTCCTTTTTAAGAGCCAAAATAGCATTATTATGTTCGTTCCAATTTTGCAATTTTTCATGAGATTCTAGCTCAACTTCAATGTCTAAATGCTCTAATTCATCGATTGCCTTGGTTAGTTTATCACAGTCTTGTTGTTTTTTGGCTAACCATGCACGTTGCGTACTGCGTAAACTGTCTATAGTACCTTCAATTTTACTATTGGCTGTTTGTATTGCATTGATTTTTGCAGTTTCTTCTGTTATTGCGTCTTTCGTAATACGTGTTTGTTCTTTTAGTGCTTCGGCCTTTTCAGAAAGTATAGTTATACCAAGTAACTGCTCAATAATAGCACGTTGATCATTAGTACGCATACTTAAAAACGGCTCAGTATAGGTATTTAGAGCAACAATATGCTTAAACATGTCATGACTCATGTCTAGCAAGTCATTAATTGATTCTTGTGTTTTACGACTGTCGCCTTGTGACTCGTCAGTCATCTCTTGTTCGTGTTCATCAATAAAAAACTTAAGAACATTAGGCGATCTACCGCGTTCGATACGATAATCTACACCATTCTTTTCAAAATGCAGTGTAACTAACATGCCTTTGCTGTTAGTTTTGTTGATTAAGTTGTTGCGTTTGATATTTGTTAGTGCTTGTCCATACAATGCATAAGAAAGTGCATTAATTATTGTTGTTTTACCAGTACCATTACGTGACCCACTGTCGTCACCTCCTTGGTCTAAGTTTTCACCAAGCACAAGTGTTAGTTGTTCGCGATTAAAATTTACAGCCTGGGTTTGATTACCCACACTCATAAAGTTTTTTACTGTTAGGTCTTTAATCTGTATCATAGTTCGTTATAAATGTCCAATAGCATTTTCTTATTGAAGTTATCTGAGTCAATAGCGGCAATTTCACCTGCTACGATTTGATCAACACTTTCAAATTGTTGGATGTCGAGCTCTGTGTTAATTTCTTCTAGTTGCTTCTGCGGAATTAGGCTTATTTCTCTACAACCATAGTTGTTAATGAATGTTTCTTTTACAAAACTTGCTTCTTCATAAGATATTGGCAAGTCTAAATTGACACGCAGATACATATTAGGTTTTATAAGTGTAGACTGTTCGTCAATTAATTGCGATAACTTTACAGTTCTGTACTTTGGACAATCTGGCCAGTTGATATAAAACGGTTCTGCATCATTTTCTTTATCAAGTATCATCATTCCACGTTCATCATCCCATGCATCTGCATAGTTGTGAGGAAATGCATTACCAATATAATGTATCTTACCTTGTTTTTGACGTTTGTGGAAGTGTCCGCTAAACACATACTCTTGATGTTCAAAGTGTTCTGCACGTAGTTCGCCGTGATCTGGCATCTGCACCATAGCATTCATATAAAAACTTGGTAGTTCGAAGTGTCCAAACATATATCTGGATTTTATTTTGTTAATTTTCTTCCATTCTTCACCTACAAGCCAAGGAACAAGTGCTACGTCATCTTCTTGGTACACAGAATCTACAAAAGTAATGCCTGGAATATGCTTTGCAAATGCAGTTGAGTTTACATCACGTTTGTCTTTGTAATATAAATCGTGATTACCATCAAAAAAGTAAAACTTTTCAAATGACTCACCTAGTTTTTCCATACAACGGATAGTACTATCCATTGTTGTTAGATTTAAACTGTTTCTGTTGTGGTGCCAATCGCCACAGAAGATACCAGTTTCACAATTATTTTCTTTTGCCTGATCGATATACCAGTCAATAAAGTTTTCACAATCTTGATTGTGTATTTTTGAATTGCCTTTCAGTCCAAAATGGATATCTGTAAAGACAGCCGCTTTTTTAAACAAATTAATAACCTTCCGAGTTCATAGTCTATATAAGTATAGTTTCTTTACACTGCGTTGTCAACTGTTTATTTTGGATTTTCCTGGTTTGCTGTCTCTCTTTTCATTTGATTGTCCCAATCTCCGGCCGCTTGTCTTGTATAACTAGGATTCATGTCGTTCATTTCTAAAATATCGTCTCTAATGTTCTGATTTCTCTTTTCAATGTTAATTACACGTACAAAACTGTTTGTTACAGCCGCAGTATAATATGCAAATGGGTTTTGTGACTTAGATTCGTCAAACTGTAACCCTATTTGTGCTAATTGCAGTATTGCTTGACCGCGCATTTCGTCATTGTATGTGTATCCACGTACATTTCCTCTAGTAGCATACCTATCACATAGTTTCATCCACATCATAGCAAGTTTGTTTGTCGCTTTGCCGTGATCTAAACTAAAATAACCGTTTTCCATACCACCTTGCCAATGTGATTTGCCTACACACACTAGATTATCGTTGTCATCAAACTTATAATGTTGAAAAGGTGGAAAATTTAACTTTACTTTTCTGTCAGCAACAGTTTTTGGTGTTTTTTTCCTTCCAGGCTCGTCAGGTATATGGTCAAACGTCATTATTCTAAAAATTAAATCAGTTTTCTCCATTTTTCTATAGTCTATTTCACACTGTGCAAGTTTAATTTTTTCACCTGCGTTTTTTCTAGCATCAAAATCGGCATGCTGAAGTCTTTTTGCTCTGTTTCTTTTGGCTTCTGCTATTGTTCTAATGTTAATTTTTTCAATGTCAGGTAAAATTATATCAAATTGATGATAATTTGTGTCTACATAGCTACAGAATGTACTTTTTGATTTGTGTATTTCTTTAAGTATATCTTTGTTGTTTAGATAGTTTACTCTTTTCATTTTTGCTCCAAGTTTATAACATATTATAATATACGTACATTAAAAAGTCAACTAAATAATGTATAGGAGTAGATATGCCGACAGTATTTAAAGATGGAATCATTTCAAAAGGTGGAGTAAACCAAGGGGTAAACGTTCCTGTTGGTTCACAAAACCCAACACAATCAAGCCAAAGCAGAAATAGCAAAACACCATCGCAAGCGATGAGTGACTTAGCTGGTAGTAATTTAAGTTTTGGACAGAGCGTTGTGCAAAACGGCTTCAAGCAAACTGTTGAAGATGTGTTTTCAAATGGCGCATCTGGTCTAATGAGCATGTTACGTGGCAAAGGCATTCCAGTTAACGGTTTAAGTAGTCTATTTGGTGGCGGTTTTAACGGCGCTAGTTGGGCAAGAAACGATGACGAAGATTGGAGAGTCAAACTATCAATACCTGCAGGTATGAGTTTAGAGCCGTTGCTACAAAGCAAACTCAACGAAACTAACGGAATGATTTTTCCTTATACTCCTTCAATTATATTTGCCCATAGTGCTTCATACAGCCAGATAAAACCTACACATAGTAATTATCCATTCCCCATCTACCAGAACAGCCAACCTGACAATTTACAAATTACAGGTGAATTTTATGTGGAAGGAGATGATGAGGGAGCATATTGGGTAGCTTGTATTCATTATCTAAGAACAATTACAAAAATGGCATATGGTCAAACACAAAACGCAGGAACTCCTCCACCTATTGTTAATATTAATGGCTATGGTGATTACGTATTCAAAAATGTTCCTATTGTGGTAACAAATTTTTCGGTAGATTTGCCGCCAGATGTTGATTACATATACGTTCCAAGCGTAAACACTTATGCACCTACAAGAAGCACAATCACAGTTGTTGCTATACCAACATACTCAAGACGAGAAGTACAAGGATTTAGTTTAGATACATTTGTCAAAGGCGGATATGCAAAGGGTAGAGGAGGATTTATTTAATGTATGCTTCTACTAGCCCTTATTACAAAACAAAAGTTGTAAATGGTCAATACTTAGATTTGCTACAAATACGTCCTATTCCTGCAGAACCTGATGATGTGCTTTATACTATTGAACCTCAGTATACATATAGACCTGACCTACTTGCATTTGATATGTACGGAGATAAAAATCTATGGTGGGTGTTTTCACAGCGTAATATTGAAAAATTAAAAGATCCAATCTATGATTTTATATCAGGAACAGAAATACTTGTTCCAAAAGGTCCTGCATTAAAACGATTATTAGGATTATAAAATGCCATTACCACAAAATATAGGTGCAAGGCTCAAATCAAAAGGTAAAGATATTGCAGAAGCAACAGAAAATGCCGCTTCTACAGTAGCTAGTAAATTTACAGAATCTGGTAAAATTAGTGTAGGTGGAGTTGCAAGTGCAGTTGAAGGTGCTTTAGATCAAGTTAAGGGCGCAACACTTGACATGACCAACACAGTAAATGGAATTACCGGTCCTGCACTAGGACAACTAGATTTAGCATATGGCGGCCTAAACCAAGTTTTAGATTACAAAATGCCACCCTTAATGGGAGGGGGCAGTCTAATGAGTGCAGTAGGAGGAGGGTTCCAAGGATTTCAATTTGGCGGAGGCTTTGGAAAACGAAATATTCTTGAAAGTTTTGCAAGTTACAATTATGTTTTTACACTAGGGTGTCTTACAAATTTCGAATTAAATTTTCCTGACCTAACATATAGATATAGAGATCCTTTAATAACTATCCTTAGAAGTGGCGGTGGTCCGTTACGAGGAAGCAGAACTGTTTTTGAAAGAAACGGCAAAACTGAATATTTTATTGATGATGTTAATATAGAAACTATTGTTGCTCCGAATCCTAAAACTAGGCAAACAAATGCTGTAAGCATATCATTTCAAGTAACAGAACCCTATAGTATGGGCCTGTTTTTACAAGCTCTACAAATAGCGGCATTAAGTGCAGGACATAAAAACTACATTGAAGCTCCTTTTGTCCTTAGTGTTGACTTTAAAGGATTTGATAGTGCAGGACGTCAAATGAATATGACCAATGCTAGAAGAATATTTCCTCTAAAACTAGTAAATGTTGAATTTGAAGTAACTGAGGGAGGAAGTCAATATGCAGTGGAAGCAATTCCATTTCACGAAGTTGCACTGGCTGACCAAGCACAAACTACAAGGAATGACGCAACATTCCATGGCAGAACTGTTGCTGAAATGTTACAATGGGGCTTTCAAAGTTTAACGTCAAATCTTAACAACAAAGAATTAGAACAAGTTAAAGCAAAAAATAAAGCAAAAGCTGATCAGTATGTAATCTTATTTCCTACAACACAATCTAGTGCAGAAGAAGCGGCCGCTTTTGCAAAGCAAGAAGAAGGCGGTGGAAGTGCTACTACAGCTGGCAATGGTAATCCTAATGAATTGCAAATTAGAGAATTTACAGAAGAAGAATTACAAAGATTGTATGAAAGTGCAAATGGTGTTTTAAATGGCGGGAAGACCACAGCTGAATTTGAAGCTGAATTGAAAAAACTAGAAAGTGATTTAGGAATAAGCGTAAAACGTTCTGATCTAGGTGAAACAATTAGAACATATGCAGATACTGAAGAAAACATTAATGCAATAGGCATGAGTCCTATTGTAAAATCAAGATTAGACGCAGGCAAAAAACCAATGGGTAAAGCAGGTGACTGCGAAGACGAAGACACACCAGGAAAAATTGCAAGATGTAAAGTACAACCTTCAGAAGATGCAAGAATAATGACAGTAAGTTCAGGAAAAAAGATTGAGGATATTATTGAAGAAGTTGTAATATTAAGTGAATTTGGCAGAAAGATTGTTGATGCAGAGCCTGATAGTAATGGCATGGTAGATTGGTTTAGAGTAGAAACTAATGTATACCAAGTTACTGATGATTCAAATATAGACAAAACAGGAAAGCCAGCTAGAATAAATGTTTATAGAGTTGTACCATACAAGGTACACCACAGCAAATTTAGATCGTCAACTGAACCTAGTAAAGGCATTCAACAACTAAAGAACATATCTGCAAGAGAATATAATTACATCTATACAGGACAAAATACAGATATAATTAATTTTGATATTAATTTTAATGCGGCTTTCTTTACTGCTATTAACGGAGATTATGGACAAAAAACAGGTGATGCAAAGACAGCGGCAAGCACAAGTAAGAGCGCAGGAAATAAACCTGCTGTTTTGGGATCTAGTCAAGAAGATACAAATACTGTAAATGCAGATCCAGTAGGGGCCTCGCCTAATGCAGGTAACACAAAAGATGCTGGAGGACCAATGGTTCATCCAGAAAGTGTTGTAGCTAGAAACTTTAATGAAGCACTAGTAAATAGTCCTGCAGATTTGATAGGCATTGACTTTACAATTTGGGGAGATCCTTTTTATATTGCAGATAGCGGAATGGGAAATTATTCAGCCGCCCCTGCAACTTTTAACATGACAACAGATGGCACAATGAATTATCAAAACGGAGAAGTTGACATTGATATTAATTTTAGGACACCGATAGATTATGCTGGAAGTTACATGGAATTTCCAGGAGGAGGATTCGCGGCGGTAGGACAGTTTAGCGGCGTATACCAAGTTTTGTTTGTTAATAATAAATTTAGTAACGGACAGTTCACACAAGAACTTCAAACAATTAGAAGACCTAAACAAGATAGCGATACCAAGCAAACTCCAACAGCACAAACAGGAGCAGTCAGTTCGGACGATCCAGAAAAGCAATTAGAAACTACTGAAACAAATGCAGAAGGTGGAAAAACAGAAAATGCAAGTACCTAATACTATAGTTGGAGAATTTTAATGTCTACTACTACAAGAAGTCCTCACCTACAAGACGCACCTAAAAAGGTAGAAGGTCCAGGTCCGTTTCTTGCCATAGTTAGAAACCATCTTGATTCAGAATATATGGGATCAATAGAAGTTGAACTTTTAAAAACAAACAGTGAAGGTAACACATCAGATGCCACAGGAGAAGTTGTTCCTGTAAGTTATCTAAGCCCTTTTTACGGTGTAACACCATTTAATGCTACAAGTGAAAACGAAGGATATGACTATACACAGAAAAGCTACGGATTTTGGGCAGTTCCGCCTGATATAGGAACAAAAGTTTTAGTTATATTTGCAGAAGGCAACAGAGGAAGAGGATATTGGATAGGTTGCATACAAGATCAAAACATGAACTTTATGGTCCCAGGAAATGCAAGCACAACTTATAATTCTGAAGATCAAACTAAACCTAGACCAGTAGGCGAATACAACAAAAAAACTGAAGAAGCAATAGGTAACAATTCAACACAATATTTGAAACCTTGTAATCCTGATGCATGTGCCGTTTTAGATCGCGCTGGATTAGCAGACGATGTGGTGAGAGGAACTACAACATCTAGTGCAAGACGAGATCTTCCTAGTATGGTTTTTGGATGGAGTTCGCCAGGTCCGTTAGATAGACGAGATGGCAAGCCTACAGTGCCAACAGGCGAAAAAGGCAAGCAAATAAATGTTAAAAGTTCTAGATTAATGGGTACAACACTTGTTATGGATGACGGTGATCCTACATTATTTAGAAAAGGACCAGCTAGAGGTGAAAACGCTGTGCCTATGGAATATACTACATTAGACAAAGGCGGTGATCCTACTATTCCTTTCAATGAGCTTTTTAGAATACGTACACGCACAGGTCATCAAATATTATTACACAATTCTGAAGATTTAATTTACATTGCACATGGAAGCGGTGATAGTTGGATTGAAATGACAGCCAATGGTAAAATAGATATCTATGCAAAAGACAGTGTAAGCATTCACACAGAAAATGATTTCAACTTTAAAGCCACTAGAGATATTAACATAGAAGCAGGACGAAATGTTAACATAAAAGCTGGTAATCAAATGATGACTGAAACAGCGGCAAATTGGGAAGTAAAAGTCGGAGCTGATGGTAAATTAACCTGCGGTGGAATGAGTAGCATTAATTCTGCTACGCATAGAGAAACAGCAACTCGTATTGACATGAATGGACCGGAGGCACCTAAGGCAGGTAATGCACCTGTGCCTACAAGAGTACCTAAAAAAGGATCATGGACAGGTCACGAAAACAAGAACCCACTAGAACATATTCAAGAAAAAAGCGATAGCGATCCTGAAAAAATCAAAGAAGGAACAGCCAACGGCAACAGTGATGATAAAAGTAAAGAAAAAACACCAGATGATACATTTAAGCAATGTGCGCCGGTTGAGGAAGAAAGCATAGTAGATGATGATCCTGTAGCAGATAGCACAGAAGAAACACCAAACGCAACATTGTCAGAAAATGGGCAAACACAGCCTGCATCTACAACTACAACTACAACTACCGACGACGGTACAACTACTACCACAACAACTACAACCACTACTACGTCAGAGTCAATAACAAGCGGCGGCAAAGCAGTACTGGTAGGCAATGACGGAAAGGTTATTCCGGAAGCAACTGAACCTAAACAGATAGGGGTTAGCAAAAATGCTGACGGCCAAATAATAGCAAGGACTGTGGAAGTAGAAGGTATTGACGAAGATGGATTTGCATACAAAGAAACCAGAAGAATTACAGTAGATCCGGCAACAGGACAAGACATAGTAAAGCCTAAATATAAAGCTGATACATTTGATACAACTCCTGCACCAGTAACTGCAGAAGAACAATCTGCTATTGATGCTGAAACAGCGGCATTTGAAGCTGAATTTGATGCACAACAAGACGGTCAAAGTACATAGGTAAATACAGCATGAGCACACAAGAAAAACGTTTATATCAAGATATCCAAGTAAAATCAAGTGCTAAACCTGATTACGGAATTGGCAGTAAAACCTATAAAGGGTTTTCTACTGTTGATCCAGACCAAATAGGATTTCAACTTTACGATTTTCAAATTATCAAACAAGATATTATAAATCATTTTCATATTAGGCAAGGCGAACTTTTAAGTAATCCTGATTTTGGTACAATCATATGGGACATATTATATGAGCCTATGACAGAAAGACTAAAACAAATTATTGTAGAAAATGTAACAGAAATTGTTAACTATGATCCTCGTGTAAATGCAAGATCTGTTACAGTTGATCAGTACGAAAATGGCATACAAATAGAAGCAGAACTTGTGTTCCTACCATACAACATTGTTGAGCAAATGCGTTTTACCTTTGATCAAAACAACGGTTTGTTTAGTGGGTAAAATAATATACGCACTTAACAAAAAACAATAAATATTGTTGTATAAAAAAGGAAAGCAATATGTCCGCAACCGACAGACAAAATAGATTATTAGTAGCAGAAGATTGGAAGCGCATCTATCAAAGTTATAGAAATGCAGACTTCAAATCTTACGATTTTGACAATTTGCGTAGAACAATGATAAACTATCTACGCCAGAACTATCCAGAAGATTTTAACGATTACATTGAATCATCAGAATACCTTGCTCTAATAGATCTTATAGCATTTTTAGGTCAAAACTTTGCTTTCCGTTCAGACCTAAATGCTAGAGAAAACTTTTTAGAATTAGCAGAACGCAGAGAAAGTGTGCTAAGATTAGCACGTACACTAAGCTACAACCCCAAGCGTAATATTGCCGCAAATGGACTATTAAAAGTTGAAAGTGTGTCAACCACTGAATCTGTGAGAGATTCAAATAATTTAAATTTAGAAAATCAAACTATTGTTTGGAATGATCCAAGCAATTCTAATTGGCAAGAACAATTTACAAAAGTATTAAATGCCGCTCTTCCTGTAAATGGTACAGTTGGTAGACCTGTCAAAAAGGATACTGTAAACAACATTGCAACAGAACAATATAGATTAAACAGCACAAACAGCACAGTGCCTGCATTTGGATTTAACAAAACAGTCAGCGGAATCACAAGTAGATTTGAAATTGTAAGTACCGATATTGATAACGGATCAATTGTAGAAGAAGCACCGTTTCCAGGAAATAACTTAGCATTCTTGTATAGAAACGATGGTAAAGGACCTAGTAGTTCAAACACTGGGTACTTTGCACATTTTAGACAAGGTACATTAGATAACGGTTCTTTTACTGTAGGTGCACCTAGCACTAATCAAGTTGTAAGCATAGACGCTACAGATGTAAACAATACAGATGTTTGGTTATATAGTGTAGACGAATTTGGTTTAGAACAAGATCTATGGACAAAAGTAGAAGCAGTAGAAGGTAATAATGTAATTTACAATAGCCTTAGTAAAAGTATAAGAAACATTTATAGCGTATTGACAAGAGCAAGTAATAGAATCAGTTTGATATTTTCTGATGGTACTTTTGGAAACTTACCACAAGGAAACTTCAAGGTTTATTATAGAACTAGTAAAAACGAAAGACTCATAATTGAACCAAATGACATGCGTGGTGTAAGCATAAATGTCCCATATGTTTCAAGATCAGGTAAGACAGAAACACTAACAATGGTTTTTGTTTTGAAATATACTGTAGATAATTCTTCTGTAAGCGAAACTAATGCAAGTATTAAAAGAAATGCGCCAGCAAACTTTTACACACAAAATAGAATGGTTACTGCTGAAGACTATCAAATTGCACCTTTGACAAGCAATCAAGAAATTATCAAAGTAAAAAGTGTTAATAGAACTGCAAGCGGAATAAGTCGTTATTTAGATTTGATCGACCCCTCAGGAAGATACAGTAAAACAAATTTATATGCAACAGACGGAATATTAACAAGAGAATATCTTGATACAAAAGTTGGGTTTAGTTTTGTCACCAAGACAGATATTGAAGGAGTGATTGCTAACATAATTGAACCAATATTACAAAATAGAAAACTTAAAAATTATTATCTTACCAAATTTCCAAAGACATTAGTTGGCGATTTAAACCTTACATGGAACAGTAGTACCACAGATACAAATTTAAACACTGGATACTTTACAAATACCTCAGGAGTAAGAGCGCAATTAGGAACATTTACAGCAAGTACATTAAAACTAATTAAGCCTGGCACATTGCTAAAATTTATACCGCCTACAGGCAAGCATTTTATGAAAGATCAAGATAATAAACTTATGGACGGACCTGCAGATCATCCAGGATCTATAGATTACAAGTGGGTAAAAGTTATCAGTGTTACAGGTGACGGTACAGTCGTTGATGCAGATACAGGCGATGGTCCTGTGTCTATTAATGATATTATTCCTGCAGGAAGCAAATTAGTACAAGTTATTCCAAGAATAGCTGGATTATTACAAAGTGCAGTATCGACACAATTGATAGAACAAATATTTGCATTTAGAACCTTTGGATTGCGTTTCGATGTCAACATAGGCGAATGGCGAATCATTACATCGACAAACCTTAATAGTGCAAGTGATTTCAGTATTGGTAAAACAGGAGATAATACTAACCAACAATTAGATAGTAGTTGGTTGTTAATCTTCAACACAGACGGAGAAACATACAATATTACTTATAGAGGTGGCAGATATCTATTTGAAAGCGACCAAGAAGTAAGATTCTACTTTGATAACAGTGACAAAGTATATAATAATAGAACCGGAAAAATTATTAAAGACAAAATCAGTGTTTTAAGCATTAACGTAAAAGATCCAACAAATAACACTTCTCCATTCACAGTTGATTATGATTGGGAAATTACAGAAGATTTTAGAGATACTGAAGGATATGTGAACAGTAAAAAAGTTCAAGTCAGTTTCTTTGATGAAGACGATGACGGTGTAGTTGATGATCCTGAATTGTTTGATGAAATTGTAAATGAAACAAATAATCCTTTACAAAAATTTATATTTTCGGAAAAAATTACTAGTATAGACGGTGTTGAAGAATGGTATTATAAGCCTAACAGTGTGCTTAATATATTAACATTTCAAAATAAAAGTGTACTAGGTGCACTATCTGCTTATGATGACGGACAAATATTTTACTTTGCGGATGAAGATATTTTTGAGGTATTAAATAAAGCAACTGGATCTACAAATATTAGCAACATTTATAGAGCAAGAGTTGGTAGGGATAAAATTAAGTTTCATTATGTTCATGCGGCAGATGAAAGCACACGCATTGATCCAAGCGTAAGTAATATAGTTGACACTTACATGTTAACTAGAGCTTATGATAATTCGTTTAGACAATACCTTGAAGGTACTACTGCAACTAAACCATTATCTCCTAGTAGCGATCAATTATTTTTAAATTATGGCACAACTCTTAACAACATTAAATCGCTTAGTGATGAAATAATTTACCATCCAGTTAAGTACAAGATACTATTTGGTGATAAAGCAGAGGCGGAATTGCAAGCAGATTTTAAAATTGTTAAAAATCCAGACATTGTTATAAATGACAATGACGTCAAATCAAAAGTTATATCAGCAGTGAATGAATTTTTTGCTTTAGATAACTGGGAATTTGGCGAGACATTTTACTTCTCAGAGCTAAGTGCGTTTGTTATGCAAAAGTTAGCACCTAACATAGTTACATTTGTTGTTGTACCTAAACAACAAAGTCAAGCATTTGGTAGTTTGTTTGAAGTTAAATCTGAATCGGACGAAATTTTTATATCCGGAGCAACAGTAGCAGACATATCTATAATTGATAACATCACAGCTTCACGTCTTAAAGCAGATGGTGCAATTACAACAACAGTAGCAAGCACAAACACAGGCATAACAAGTACAAGTAGTTCTACAACTACAACAAGTTCTGCTACAACTACTTATAGCTCGACTTCAAGCACTTCAAGTTCTTCAAGTTCATCTAGTTCAAGCGGAGGATCTAGTTACTAATGGCTTACACCAATGATCAATCAGAACAGCCACTTCCAAATAGCGATGGAAGTTCTAAAAGAAAAAGTGAGAATCATCTTCCTAAATATTTTAGAACACCAGCAAATAAAAAGTTTTTATCATCTACTATTGACCAACTTATACAACCAGGAGTAGTAGAAAAACTTAATGGCTACATAGGAAGAAAGTCTGCAAAAGCATTTACAGCTAGTGATAATTATGTAAACGATGTTTCAGCATCAAGAGAAAATTATCAATTAGAACCTGCATCAATTGTTAAAGATAATTTAGGAAATGTAACTTTTTATAAAGACTATAATGACTATGTAAATCAATTAGATTATTTTAACAAAGGCACTATTGATCATAGTGTGTTCAACCAACAAGAATACTATGCTTGGGATCCACATATTGATTGGGATAAAATTACTAATTTTAGAGAATACTACTGGTTACCTAATGGACCACAAAGTTTTGGTGTACCAGGAAATACAATAGAAGTTGAAAGTACATACACTGTACGTATCGGAGATAATGTAGATAATAATACTTATATTTTCTCTCCAGATGGATTGACTAATAACCCAACAATAACACTTTACAGAGGTATAACATATCGATTTGATATCGATACACCAAATCTTCCTTTTACTATTAAAACAAAACGAACATTAGACGAAGGATTTGATCTAGATAGTTCTAGTATAATTGTACTAGAAGGAGTTGATGTACAAGGTTTAGAAAAAGGAGTTAGCACACTACAGTTAGGAACTGATACGCCAGACGTGTTGTATTATACTGCATCCAACGACTTGCAAGCCAGCGGAACAATTGTTGTAAAAGATATTACAGAAGCAACGTTTATAGATGTTGAGCAAGAAATTATAGGAAAGAAAAATTATAAAGCAAGTAACGGCGTCGAACTATCAAACGGTATGAAAATTTACTTTACAGGACAAGTAGAACCTGCAAAGTACGCAGAAGGAGCTTTTTATGTAGAAGGGGTAGGCGACAAAATTACTCTTATTGCTGAGACAGAGCTTAACGTGCCTACTGAATTTACTGATGATGTAGAAGTAGAATTTGATGCTAACGGCTTTGACAGATTACCCTACGGAAAAGCAATTGGATTTCCAAAAGAAAAAGATTACATTGTAATAAACCGTGCATCACAAGACGGCAACTTATGGTCAAGAT